CGAAGGTCGCTAGCCCCGCCCTGCGACCTTACCGAGCTCCGCTCGGCCGGCGGCGGAGCCGCTCGGTCGCTCGGTAGATGTTAAGATTGTTGAGGGACCCCAAACAGGGTACCCATCAACCTTAATTTACGTCTGTTATCACTGCTATGGTCATCACCAATCAGTTTGTTATCTACCACATGCGATGAGAGGTACAGGAGCATACGCCTCATATCTAGATGTGCCACAGACGCCCCATTATTGAGCATGTACGTCAACATATAGAAGGGTCCATCCTCAAACACGTCCATCAACAGACCAGAGGGCCACTCGACGCCACTTTCTCTCAAGTGTTTGACCAGCTTCTTATGTCCGTTCACAGCCGCGCCGTTCATTACCCTGACCGGGTCGATCTGATATACTTCTCCAGCCGCTCCGCGTAGTCTCAGGTATTCGTAACACTTGACGTTATTGAGCTCATTCTCCATAACGTCATCAATGTCAAGGTCTGTGTGTTCCAAGATGTATTTGAGACAGTTGACGTGTCCAAACGTGATGGTTGCATGGAGATGTTTGCGGGTGATTTCGTTGGTCTTGTGGAGGTACTTGAGGCATGACAGGCTACCGCACCTGACCGCCGTGTATACGAGGTCTTCAGGAGGTAGTGGACAGCCGGCCTCTATCGCTGTTTTGAGGATTGGTAAGGTGTTGTACATGGCTGCGTTGTAAAGAATTTTGGGGCTCAGAGGAGCTCCCTCCTTGAGTGCATACTTGAAGCACTCAAGATGAGGTTTTTTGTCATACCAAGACGTAACGGCAGAGAGCACCTTCTCGTCCCAAGGGCATCCAGCTTCATGGAGACGTTTGAGGATGTTGACGTTGCCTATACTGGCGGCATTAGCAATAACGTTCTCATCCCAGGGACATCTATGCTCTATCAAATATTCAACCATATCGTATGATGACCTGTTGACTACCGCGTTCCAGAACTCGATGAACATACCATTACCAATGGAATGGAGGTGTTTGAATAGGGTGTAATGATTACGCCAAAGAGTTTTGATCATGTCATCCTTTGTGACATGAAGAGGTTGTTGTTCCGAGGCATATTTGAAACACTCCACGGATCCTCCATCAAGAGCAGCCCTGGTAGCCTCAATGTTAATAGGGCATCCGTTATCACATAGGAACTTAAGACCCTCTATGTTTCCGTGCTGAGCCGTCTTCATTGTATACCAGACTCTATTGGGATGGTTACGTTTAGGGAGTATAGAATATAGATATTTAAGACACTTAGAAGTCCTTGTTTGAACCGCGTCAGGAAGTGTAATGTTGGCTATCATATTATAATCCCATGCGCCAAGTTCCTCAAATATAGATTCTAACAACATCTGACTCATCTCTACGTTATCCTTTTGTAGTGTTATTTTTAGTGAGTCGAGATCAACACAACAGTCATATTCTAAACACAATCTCAATCCATCCACGAACTCAGCTAAAGCACATATGTACACCCATGCTATAGTTCTTTTGCGTTTAATAGGGGGTTCAAAGTCTAAGTAGTAATGTAAAGAATCTAGATCTTTATTATTAATACAATCCACAGGTATGAGAAATTCTATGGATTGATGTATACGTTTCAATCTACACCGGAGAGACTGAGGTAACTCATCTTGAGGTAATTTGTTCCTCAAGACCGACCTCATACTTAAATGCAATAATGAAGGCACCATTGTTTACTTTATCTTTACCTCTGTCGCACACATCATAAATTCAAAAAATTTAGTCACTTACTCCTTATTTCTTTCATAGCGACCGAAGATGACGAGTGACCTTACCGAGCTCCGCTCGGTCGCCGGTAAGGTCGCTAGCCCGCTATTCAATTGAGTTAACATTACCGTGTCATACACAAAATGGCAGTATCCAAGAAAAGTTTATTGGACAGATTGAGAGACGGTGTTGTGGTAGGAGACGGCGGCTTCGTGTTCGCACTCGAGAAGCGCGGATACGTAAAGGCCGGCCCCTGGACGCCCGAGTGCGTCGTCGAGAACCCGGAGGCAGTCCTCCAGCTCCACAGGGAGTTCGTGCGCGCAGGCGCCGACGTGGCCCAGGCCTTCTCGTTCTACGCGAGCGAGGACAAGCTCGATAACAGAGGCAACCTCGCAGGCAGCAACCACTCAGTAGACAAGATCAACAAGGAGGCCGCAGCCCTCGCTATCAAGGCGGCTTCTGAGGTAGAGGGTGAGCTCGCTCCCCTCACGGTCGGCGGCATCAGCCAGTGCCCATCCTACCTTAATGGTGATGGCAAGGAGAAGGTCAAGGAGGAGTTCAAAAAACAACTCCGCCAATTCAAGGACCTCGACTTCCTCCTATGTGAATACTTTGAACATATAGAGGAGATGGAGTGGGCCATCCAAGCATGTAAGGAGGTCGTGGCCGAAGAGGTCAAACAGAATCTACCTAAGAAGGCCATCTGCGCCTCCATGTGCATTGGACCCGAGGGTGATCTGCATGACGTGTCCGCGGGAGAATGCGCGGTCCGTATGGCAAAGGCGGGCGCCAACGTGGTCGGCGTCAACTGCCACTTTGACCCATACGCCTCACTAGATACCATGCAGATCATGAAGGACGCTCTTGAGGATGCTAATCTCCTCAATAAGGGATCTCCAAAGGTAGGGAAGGGTAAACAAGCACCCCCTTCTCATGTGAACAGGAAGGTGTACCTGATGTGCCAGCCGCTAGCGTTCCACACACCAGATGCGGGCAGACAGGGTTTCATTGATCTACCCGAGTTCCCATTCGCCCTTGAACCGCGTATTTGTACGCGTTGGGATATGCACAAGTACGCCCGCGATGCATACAAGATGGGTATCCGCTACATCGGTGGGTGCTGCGGCTTCGAACCCTATCATATCAGGGCCGTGTCGGAAGAGCTTGAAAAGGAACGTGTCAAGTCATGCGAGGCCAGCAACAAACACGACAGGTGGGGAGCAGGCTTGAGGATGCACACGAAACCCTGGGTCAGAGCTAGAGCGACCAAGGAGTATTGGAAGAGACTTGAGCCCGCATCTGGTCGCCCATACGCGCCAACCTTCAGTGACCCGGACGAGTGGGAGATGACGAACGATATGCTCACACAACACAAAGAGGCCACCACAGAGGCAGAGATGGAGAAGGTGCTCAAGTTCGCAGATGAGCACGACAGCGAAGATGACGAATAGATTCCAAGGTGAAAAAAGAAAGACGTGTGTATAAAATATCTTAGAGATGTAAAAGATGACAACCGATGAACAGAAGATGACACACATCCTCTCATGTGTGTCTACCCATAGCGGCGGACGGGCGACGGAAGGCGGGGCAGAGCCCCGCAAGCCCGCCGGCGACCGAAGGTCGCTAGCCGCCCGGCGAGCGGCGGAGCCGCAGGCCGAGCGGAGCTCGGTACCTTTGGTCGATACTTGACATGATCACCGATATGAAGTGGGACGCCTTCCCTAAGGAACTGTATGCGGAGATAGATCGTATGGCTAAAGAGAGACAGAGGGTTCAGGAAGAGATCAATAGGGTAGAGGAAGCGAATAAGAGGCTTAAGGAACATATCAAGGAGGTACAGGAAGATATACAGAAACTAAAAAATCAAAGTAATGGTGACTTAAAGGTAAGAGTCACACTATAAAATGACTGGAAGAATCGAGACCCTTGACCCAACTAAAGGTACGGTGTGGGGGGGACGTGCCAAGATGATGCATCGCCAGTACATATACGGGACATGCAGACAACGTAACAACTAGACTTCAGGCTGTACCGAGCTCCGCTCGGCCTGCGGCTTGCGGCGGACGGGCGACGGAAGGCGGGGCAGAGCCCCGCAAGCCCGCCGGCGACCGAAGGTCGCTAGCCCCGCCTTCGTTCGCCGCTCGCCACCATAAACATCTATTACCTAGCAGGTAACAGAATCAGGAACTGAGTTCAAAATATCTTACTTGGAAAGACGTATGGCTGTAGTTGAGAATGACCGTGATAGACTCCGGGGAGATTTGACACGGGCTGAGAACATATCCAGAGAGCTCAACAATGAGAAGACCCAGCTACAGGCACGATGTGGTGAACTGGAACGTGAAAAGATGATGCAGCGTAACCACATATACTGCAATACATGCAGGCAACGTACCAACTAGACAGCGACCTTTGGCAGGCCATACCATAACATCTATTACCTATCGGGGTAACAGAATCAGGATCGTATCAGATGACTAGGTCCATCATGGCTCTGGGACTGGCGCTAGTGACATCATACAGATCTTGTAATGAGATAAACAGCGGCTCATGGTTATGAAAAGATGTCAATAAATATCTTGTCCCTCAACTCCGCCGTCCTGAAGCGAATGGAGAAGGAAGAGACCGTCAACGAGGAGAAGATACAACTCCTGGACACCCTCCTACAAGACACCTCACACCACCTGGACCCCAGCGTCTACAGCGAACTGCAAACCATGAAGACGGCCATCCTCCATGAGAAAAAGACTTCACGTGCGCTCTTCTTTGCGCGTACCCATACACTCATTGACGAATACACATCAATATTAAAGAAGCCCATATCCCACATCAAGGAAGACAACCTACCCATCCTCAGAAGGAAGAACGAACTCATCATCGGCTTCCTAGACATAGTCAGACAGGTGGCGAAGTCCAAGGATTGGAGCGACCTCGATATACCGGACAACCCTGAGAAGGTAGATAATATAGACCTGTCTTCGTACTGTCCGTCATGCGAGAACACGGACGAAGACCGATTTGAGATAGATGACTTCAATAGGAAGACCTGCCTCAATTGCTCCACGCAACAGTACGCAATCGAGACCGGCATCACCCACAAGGACTACACCCGCGTCAACATTGTAGGCAAGTTCATCTACAACAGGGTCCTTCACTTTCAGGACTGTATCAAACAATACCAAGGTAAACAGAACTGCAAGATCCCAGACAAACTCTATCAAGACCTTGACGGTAAGTTCATAGCCTATAGACTACTCATCACAAACACAGCGAACGCCACTGGAACAGAGCTCCCCAACCACATCAGGTATTCAAAGATAACACGTAACCACATCATAATGTTCCTCAAAGAATTGAAGTATACCAAACACTACGAGAACGTCAACCTCATCTACTTCACATTGACCAGTAAACGGGTTGACGACATCAGTCACATCGAGGACAAGCTTGTAGACGACTTCAAGGAGCTCGTGTCCCTGTATGACGAGATACATGGCAAGGACAAACCTGAAGAGCTGGACCGCAAGAACTTCATGAACGTCCAGTACCTCCTCTTCCAGCTATTGAGAAAGCATGGACACCCATGCAATATCGGGAACTTCACCATCCTCAAGACCGTGGATAGGAAGCTCTTTCACGACACCATATGCAAGAACCTCTTTGATAAGCTTGGCTGGAAGTTCACACCAACCTTCTAACATGTTCAGTACCTCACGAGGTAATGAAAAAGAAGACTTATTGAGGCTACCGAGCGACCTTACCGAGCTTCGCTCGGCCGGCGGCGGAGCCGCTCGGTCGCAGGGCGGGGCTCCGCCCCGCCTTCGTTCGCCGCTAGTAGCCCTTCAGTTCGAGTTGGTTTTCAACGTAGTCAAATGGATATTCCTGACCGTTCTTGAGTTTGAGGACGATGGTATCACGTTCCATCTCACGCACTAGCTCTGTGCCGGGTTTGTGAATAGACACCACCTTCAGAAGATCTTGGTCTATCTTTCTGGGTGTGTTGGTCTGTACAGCTATGTCGTGAAGGCGGATGCTCTGGTCCAAGATCGACTTGAGCGTCTTGTTACACACGGCTCCGTTGTTCACACCTTCGTCGCAGTCTATGACCGCCACGACTCGCCTGGCCTCACTCTTGGGCTTCATGCTGTACATGTTGATGAGGTCGTTCATGGATGACATACCCAATCGGATGGTTCTATCCCAGTCAAAATAGACCATAACAATACCAATAAATGTAAATACAATGGTAAGAATAATTAACCACCTTTTCATTTTATTCACCTCAATATAATTCATAGCGGACGGGCGACGGAAGGCGGGGCAGAGCCCCGCAAGCCCGCCGGCGACCTTCGGTCGCTAGCCCCACAGCTCCGCTCGGCAAGGTCGCTAGGTCGCTAGAGGCATCAATGCTGTATACATCGCCTCTCCATTGATCAGGTACCCCAACACCATCCCAGGTACAGAATTCCTATACTTAGTTAGGTTGACCACCTCCTCTGTATTCGTATACGAATACACATCCACCGCTGCGTCGCCTTCGTTCGCCGCTATGTCAATATCTGGAATCATGTACGCATTGTATCCATACTTGTCCCAGAATTTAACCAGCTCAGACGCCACATCAAGACCAGACTTAATTATAATCCTCTCCACCTTTTCATCCTCATTGAATTCTTCCTCAGGTGTCACGTTCTGAGCAAGATAAATCTGATCTCCAATCGCGGTGTTGTACATGAAGTACGGCTGCGGGTGATCTACCCTCACGTTCTTGGTCACAGTGTTGTTGGTCTTGTAGCTCTCGATCAGCCCCGTCACGGCTTCAGGGCTGTCCAATATAAACTGAGAAGACATCTCGTCAAAGTCCGAAATCTCGTCGTAAAAACCCTCTATGTTCACTTTGTCCTTGTACGCGATTAGCTCATCAAAGTGGGTGTTCTGGTACAACCTCAACATGTACATCAGCCTCATAACCATCTCCCTGGAGGTAGTGATTACCTTACTCCGTCCGTCCACAAACTGCGAATCTAGCGAGTACTTGGATGACAGGTTCCTGCTCATGAACACTTTGTCAGGCTTAATGACTGTGTGCTCATTGATGAATTGAACGAGTTGTTGCTCGTTCAGCGGCTTGGTCGTGTAACCCTTCGCGTGCATGAATCGCGACATGAAGAACAGACCGTATTGGTAGATGATCTTGGCTATCTTCTTGTTGTGGCTGAATTTGGACACGATCGTATTCGTTGGCTTCATGAGATCATCATACTTCTCGGGGTCATCCACAGCCAGCACACCATCCAGTCTGTTCGTATCGTCGCAGAGGAACGTGACGTTCAGGTTTCCCTTACTCATCGTCGCCTCAACCTCACGTACCCGGTCGGCCCTGACGCGTTGTTTTGTGAACACTATCTTATAGTACTTACCAAAATCCCTTAGAACGGATAGTGACGGTCTGAATACTCGCGTGGCCCTGTCGGCGTTGTAGGGAGGAAGCGGTTCTGATACCATAGTGACTATATCACCCTTGAAGTCGATGTTGACCACTCTGCACTTACCGTAGATGTCGATGACCTGAGACTGCACGTGAAGTCTTGGTATGGCGATTGACGGCAACATGGTGTTGTGACTGAAAGACCTATTGAGGTTCCTGAAGACCTGCCACATCTTTTCAACCACAGGATCCGAGTAAGGAAACGATGTTTTCATATTATCTAAGGTCTTCGTATCGGACGTCTTGGTCCTGGTGATGAGCTCGCATTGGATCTCTGAGACCTCGGAGTCGCTGGTGTTGATGTCGTGCTGGTAGATGAAGACGGTCCTGCGTGTGTGTGTAGGCTGCATCTTGTAATAGGCCTGGGCGTGACGGAGGATGTGCATGGTGCCGCTCGGGTCCTTGTCGCTGGCTGACAAGACGAAGATGTTACAATTGAAGACCAGTTCGAGGACGTGCGCAAACTCGAGGGCGTTAAAGCTTGAGTTGCGGAACTTGTCCATGATGGTAGACATGGGTTCGTCATAGAATTCCTGCATGGCCGCCATGGCGTTCGTCTCTGTCGCGATCTCCTTCCTCATGCGCTCCACCACGGGCACACGGTTCTCCACCTTGAGGAACTGGATGTCGTTGATATCGAGGGCCAACATGACGCACTCTAGGAACGAGCTCTTGGTGATGTTGGACCCCACCCTGATGAACTGGTATTCGGGATTAGGCTCAATCAGGGAAAAGAGCTCCTTGATGTTGTTTGGGAGCGTGCCTGGCAACCCCGGTGGAAGCGTCTTACCTGAGATGAAGATGTCCTGCGTTGCGCTGTTCTTGTCCTTCACCCCCCCTTGGCCGAAATAGTGTTTAAATTTGGTGCCTTCCCTGTTTTGGTCTTTCGTGTAGCAGCAAGGTAAGTATGGGAATCTCTTCTTATTTTCAAGCGTGTTGTCCCTCAGGCCTGGATATGGATGGGTGGTGTGATCGCAAACGTAATAACGCTTGGTGCTCTCTCCGTAGGCGGGGAACTCCATGACCTGCTTCTCTTTAGTTTGCCTGTATTGCACGGCTTGATCCTTGGTGATGATGTTGGGTCGTTTGAGGCATTTCCTTGAGTACGTGGGTAGAAAGATGTCAGGCGCGATGGCCCTCAGTTCAAGCTTCTCCAGTTTCCTGGGCCTCATGACCAGTTTGGCCTCATCATCCTTGAGGAATTTGGATCCCAGGTACTTCCTGTATTCGGTCAGAATGAGGTCCCTCTCGTTGTTGTAGAGGGTGAAGAGCCTCCCCAAGATCTTTTGATACTTGAGCGAGTCCGCAATAGTCTTGGCCTTCACCCTAGCCCTAATGAAGGTACTGCCCTCGTCTTCCATCCCGTATATGTTGGCCTTGTCGGTCTCCCTCATATTGACACTCAGAATGTCTGAGGTGTTGAGGATGTGCATGTACGCGTTCGTCTTGATCTTGGACGCCCTGATTGACTCGTTGAGGGATACGATCTTGTTGAAGAAAGGGTTGTTCATGCACATCTCCGCCCAGATGGGAATGAGGATCGTCTGGAAAGGGTACGCTATGTACCCCCCCGTGAAGAGCTCGTCGACGCGCACGATCATATCTCTACGGAGGCTACCCGACCGGAGGTCGCTTGGGAAGATGTCCAGCGCCCTGTCAATGAAGTCGTCTCGCGATACGTTTCGGTGACCTACGTTCATACTGAGAGTGGCCACGACCTCGCTGCGACCATCTTTGTTGATGACCGTGAAAGCGGCGTCTGTATACTTTTTGTATTGGTTCTTGAGCTGCCTCAGATCTGCGGTCACCTCCCCGTTTACCTTGACCAAGATCACGTTGGGCGTCTCCAATTCTAGCCAATCTGGGTTTGGGGCGAAATCGTGGAAGACCTTGTAGAACGGCCCGGCATCTGTGGCGATGCCTGTGGTAGCGTACGGGGCCATCTTGGTGACTGAGAGGGTATTGAAGAGTTCAGATACGGTGATAGGGTCTCGTTGGGGGAAGCGGATGTTGAACTGGACCATAGAGACCTCGTACTCAACAGTCCTGATGGAGGGTATGTTCTCAAACTCCTCAAAGGCCTGCTTTGTAGCGTCTACCACTTCACGGAGTTTGGCTATCTTGTCCCTCATTTTCTTCTTGATGTCGTGCCTTTCCTTCCAGATCGCACCGACGCCCAGGGCGGTGAGTCCTTTGATGACGAAGGTCATAAGCGTCTCGGCGTTGGATTCGTCGGTTTGCATAACAGCGTCATCGCCTATAGTATGCGTCACCACAAAGATCCTCTCGGCCTCAGCTCGATCTATCTTGCTAAAGTCGAGCTGGTCCTCGGGGAACTTACGATTGGTAGCTTTCAGGATAGGTGTGAGGACGTTGGTCACTGTCAGGTCGCCGGTCTGCGTCGGGCTCTCGAGCTCGGGCTCAAACACGAGGTACTCTGATAGCGTTTGCATAGATACGGCTATACGAGCCTTGATGGTATCCACCGTGTCACATAAATATACCTTGAAGTTCTTACCATTTATCTTCATTTTTACTGACTGAGGAAAGCTTTAATGCATCCTTTAGGGACTATAGATACATAATCATACCTAAAAATAACTCCAGTTTCACGGGTATTTTACTCTTCGGTAATGTTCATAGAACATGACCGACCTACGCACTGGCATCTGTATCAGATGAAAAAATTTGAATTTATCTAAAATTTCGCATGTCCAAAGTAAAAAGTAAAATGGCAGGTCTAAATGAAGGACAGTGTGATGAAGTACCTAAACTAATCATGTTTCACATAATACATACATACTCAACGATCTTATCAAATATGACAGGGCGTTCTTCACAGGATGCATAAGTGAACCAAGGAAAGCGATGCAAAAGAAAGACATACCTCAAGACAAATACTGGTTCGCCGCGTACAATAAACGAACCGATGCATGGTCTCCAGCAATTCCTGAAAACAGAAAAGCCAGAGTCCTCATATCTCAGGAATGGGCAGAAAACAACTTACCCAAGTTCACAGATAACCAAGATGGATACAAATACAAACCTCTACCTCCTTTGCTGACTGGAGACGTACATGAAATGGAGGTGGAGGTCAGAGGAGAACTAACTAGAGAAGGTATCCGTTTCAAATGCAAAGATGTAGCTCGCCTGTTTGATATGCCATCATTAGAGAAGAATATAAGTAAGTTACTGGAGAGCTCATTTTATGAAGTGTTCTACACAGAGGGCAGTACCAGAGTTGCCTACTTCACATACCATGGCATCATCAAAGTCATCTCGACACGATCATACAATATCTCAAATGTAACCAAATTCATGAATACACCTCTAATGAAAGAGCTACAACAACAATCCCAGAACATGGTTGTTATTATGCCATGCAAGGAACAGCAAACGATCCAGGCCATACAAGAAGCCCTGTTGAATGTGATGAGTACGATCATCAAGACAGGGATAGATCTAATGAACATGAAAAAAGATAGATCCGTTTCTTACTAATTATTAGGTAGGTTATAACCACGAGTGGTTATAACTATGAAATCTATCCATATCATGGACCTTTGGTCGCCTTCGTTCGTTAAGCATCATCTATTCTGAGGGTGCTCATACCTATGTCTAGCGCGTCACACTTCACAACGGTCTCACTCATCGTCATATCCTCCATGCATGTCGCCAACTCGTCCACATCTTCAACCCCGTAACGGTCTTTCAGGAACCCCACCAGGTCGTTAAAGTAGGACGAGCTTATGAACCGGTAGAGGTTGTACTTATCGTTAACCGATATCCACTTCTTCACTTCGTCCACGATACTCTTGTCGTTCATCACGATCTCTATACCGCCCGATTCTATTGAGAAGTATTTGTATTTGTAGTGCCACTTGAGCTTGTACCGCTCTGCTTCTTCAATGATGAGATCATAGTGAATGAAGAACGAGTCATTTTTGAATATCTGTCTGACCGTGTCGTTGATCTTGTCTAGCGGACACTGGAAGAGCTCGTTCTTGACGTGATGGTCTGCCAGAGCCCGATGGATGAGCGTCTCGAGGTTCATGTAGTTCACCGTTTTCCAACAGTTGACGATGTAGAACTGGTCATCGTATGTCCTGGTGTTGTTGAACTGCTTCATGCGCCGTTCAAGGTTGTCCGTGAAGCCTATCTTGTATATATCCTTCTCCTTGTACAAATCTGTACTGATAGCATATACATAGCCACTCTTCATGTCTTACTAATAGAGGTAATTTTGGGCATAAATCTTCATATTCTTTTACATCTCAGTTGATGCACCGGCACTCATGGTTGGTTCCTTCATGCTGCGCTCTGCCGTGTTGGTCATGCTGTTGATGGTGCCCAGGAGGTTTGTTCCGGTCTTCTTGAAGATCATCTTGCTTACGACGAAGAGGACAACGTTCATAGTGAGCATCATGAAGAGCCTGATCTCTGGGGACCACTTGCTTCCTGACGGCATGTAGCTCTTCTCGGCCATCTCCACGAGCAGCTGATCGTATGTTTTCATTGACATGATCTGTTGCTGCGCGAAGCCTTCCATGTCAAAGTTGACCTTGCCAAGGGCCACTTCACACCCCATGACGAAGACGATCATGTATCGCTTCCAGTTCTCTACGGAAGAGTCAAGGGATAGCTTCTTGGTGAGCATCTCATACTTCTGGGACATGAGCTTGGGGTCAGAGTATAGCGTGAACTCAGGGATGCTGGCGTTGGGATGCATGCGCCTCAGAACCTCATATTTGAAGTAAACAGTATTCCTCTCTTTCTGCGTCTCCTCGTCTTCCTCCACGTAGTTGTACGAGTTATTGATGGTTACCTTCTTCTTCTGTTGTAACTCTTGAAGGGTTGGAGGTTCAGGGGCCGACGCCGCTTGCGACTTGTCCTCGCCCAAGAGCGTGTTGAGTTGATCTTCGATGATCTTCTCTCCTGAGTCCTCGTCTCCTTCTCCATCGCCCGCACCACTGCTGTCAACAACCTGTTCCTCTGCGTGAGATGATTGGAACTGTTCGAACGATGTGTCCCGCGTAGGCTCGGGCTCAGGTTCAGGTTTGGGTGGTGGGGGCTTGTGGAGCTTGTTGAGCAAGTCCTTGCGTACCTTGGTTTTGTTTTCTAAGAGCTCTAGGTATAGTATTGGCATGCGTGGAAAGCTCTTCTGAGGCAATACGCGTTCATAGTCTTCAATAGGAATACGTTCTATCAGTAATTCTCCCATTTTTGAACCTGTTGTGGTTTTTGTTAACCCTTTATAGCGCTATATTATCAGTTACCCCTTAGGGTAATTGACCTTAAAATATCCTAAGAAAAGTGTTTACTCGGTCGCTTCAGATAATTTCTGAAGGGGTATAATCTTTTGAGTGCATAGTCGAACACAAACACCTGAGACGAAAACATTCCCACACGTGTGTAAAAGTCGTCGACGAGGCTGAACTTTTCCATCATCGTGAACAGGACTATGAGCTGCATCAACACCAGGGCTACGAGCTTGACGTTGCTCTCCTCCTCTGGATCTATCTGCTTGTAGACATAGATGCCGACCCACTCGACCACCATGCCTATCACAAAGCCAAATGCAAACTTTGCTACGTTTTGGATGACCATTTTAACTGGGTAGATAACTTACGCACACCGCTTAGTTCTTGGGCTTGGTCCTACCTTGCCCGTATATCTTAGGAACGTGGTGGGGCCTGTTTGACGCGTCAAAGATGCTCACGCGCTCCCTGATCATCTGCATCCAGTCGTCTGGACGCTCCTTCTGCATCTTCTCATCAAATGGAAAGGAGCCGTCGAAGTTCCTCTGAACGTAGCTACCCCACTTGGAGCCGTTATCCTCAATCTTCGGCCCGATCGGCATGCCGAACGCACTCTGAAAAGACGGGTTAAGGCAACTCGAGTCGTTGCTTGATTTGCTGCTTGAGTTAGAGTTCATTTTCACTTTACTATCTAAGTCTTATTCTTTAAGTATAAAATCAGCTATTATAGTAACCCTAGTCAAATTGCTAGTACTCAATAAGTTGGCCAAAGCACGCCATCGAGGAGGTGGATGATCCCGTTCTTGCACATGATGTCACCCTCGATAAGTGTGTGATCTCTCACTCTGATCTCCCCATCATTATATTTGGTGATTCCAAGATTGTTCTTGGGATGGTCGAGGGGGTACACGATCTGGTTGTTTGACAGCATCCCCGTTGTGATCACGCCCGGCACGGTGGACATCTTCAAGATCCGGATGGCCGTGTTGGGGTCCAGCATAGGGAAGTCAGGGGGGAGCCGCTTGGGTACAAACAGAGTGTAGCGGCGTTCGGTCGCGTTGTAGAAGGGCAACTGCCCCGCTTTCTTGATGATGGGGAGGAAATGAGGTAAGTTCTTAGCCACGTAGTCCAGTATGGTACCCGGCGTGGCGACCTCGCCTTTCGGGGAGGCCTCATCCGGCTCATACATCAACGTAGCCTGAGTAAATGGTCCCACGTATGTCATTTTTAAAGTTACAAGCTTATTTTTAGCTAGTTATCTTTAAAGATCAAATAGGATCTATGTGTTTGAAACAGAGATAAAACATGCGATATTTCTCACTTTTATCTTTGTTCTACTTCATTGTAGGCAGCTTTTTTGGTAGCTCATATGCTGCTCCATTCACGGTCCCGTACCGATATCCGACTCAAACAGAGGTCACATACAACCAGAACATCACAGTCAGCTCTCAACCCATCACCGATGCCGACATTTTCATTGAGAGGGGTGTGATTGAGCACCTGATTAATACCAACTTCCTAAGACCCCGATACCTGACCAAATGGAATAGATTGAACAAACTGACCGTCCTGAACCCGACCCAGGCCGTCAGGATGATGCGCCTCAAACGCAGGCGGAGTAACGCTCTCCGCAAATTCCAGCGCGCCAACGAACTACCCCAGACCGGCATCATCGACACCCCCGTCATCAGGATCGTGTTCCCCGTCACATGCGGCACCCCCGACTACGTGGACGAACCCTTCGATGACGGGTTCAGTAGCTTCGACGACTACGACACAGATGACACAGGCTCGAGCAACACCACAGCACCCGCTAATAGCACAGCGGGTGCATTAAAAAAAAGATAGGTCCTGCCTCTTACTCAATTCAAGCAGCCAGATTACCCCAAAACAACCTTAATTGGATCTACCTCAACACGACACACTACCAAAGTAACCAGACAGGTCTAGTTGATCAGAATGTGATGCGTAATACAATCCATCGAGCCCTATATGAGTGGGGGCAGTACACACCGCTCAGCTTCACAGAGGTGTCGACCGTTAGCGACGCGGACATCACGATATCATTCCAGATGGACACACACTCAGTCTCACATCCTTTTGACGGCAGCGGTTGCACACTCGCCCACGCCTTCTACCCCCCTGATGGCCGTGTTCACCTTGACATTGCAGAGAATTGGACTGATGAGAATTTCCTTTTCAGGGTGTTGGTTCACGAGTTTGGACATACGCTCGGTCTGGGCCACAATCCTAATACGACACTAGTTGATATCATGTTTCCCTACCACCTCGACTTCTTGAACGGTATAGGTCCTGACGACATAGCAGGCATCCAATTCCTATACGGTCCCCCCAACGCAACAACAACAACAACTACAACAACTACAACAACAACAACTACAACAACAACAACAACTACAACTACAACAACTACTACCATAGCGACCACCAAGAAGCCTATCTTCAAATATCTTCCCAAGGCACAACCTCGTATACAACCACGCACGCCAACAAGTACCCCTAAGTCGACCAGCCCAAAAAGGCGACGCCGTAAACGAGTGAGGTCAAAAAGGCCATATCGCAAGTACCATCTCAAACATAATAGAGTCATCAACATCAACACAACGTCTCCCATCATCTTCATTCTGAATGGAGGCACCGTACGTTTTCCCTAAATCACGGAACCTCCAAAAAAATTGAAATCTAGTTGTCAAAATGATGGAAAGAAAGTAACTACCAATTCAATCATGAATATGAATGCTATCAACTGTACGCTCACTCCAGTCTACAACGAGGACCACGATGCTTCCATCCTCTACAAGATGAGGATATTTGGCATCGTCACCCCCGACGAGGACAGGGTGACATTGAAAGGACGTGACTACTACTGTGTTACGCACACCAGGACCCCCTTCAACGAGGAAAGCCTGATGGCCCTCGACTCCGAGGAGGCCATCAGCGACTCAACCAAGAAGGACATCAAGACCCAGTACATGAAGATCCGCAGCTTCGCTTTCCTGTTCGGCATCGGCAGAGACTGCGTCAGGGACAAGTATAACAGACTTATTCCCATCGACATGACCCCTCAAGATCAGCGCAACATCCTTGAAAACAACAACGGCATTTACTCGCCTCATTTGGTCAGCGAGATCACTGAGGACGTCTACAAGAGGCTCGACAAACTCGATGAATATGAGATCATCAATTCAGACCAAAAATGGGACCTCATTAGCAAGTATCAAGATCAACTTGATCACGACGACCTCATCCTAGAAGAACTAGAAGTCGGCACGTGTTGCTGCTGTGGCGGTCCCTGCAACCCATGCTCTCAGGCTTGTGGTGCATGTCCCCGCAATGGGCGTCTGATGGCCTGGGGTCTGGGCATTATTGATCAAGACGGCAAGCAATACGATTATACAAGCTCTGACGAGGGGTCTGATGATCCAATCACAAATACCTCCAATACAGAGGTCGACATCTACCATTACAATGATGAAGAGGTATGTCTACTCAAAGATGTGATCAATCTCTACAAGGATCAGTTCAAGGGTTGCCTCGATCCTAAGAAGGCTGTAGTGAAGAAGAACATCCCTCACTGTATCGTCTCCAGACACAAGAAGCAGTGGGTGCCATGCGTGGACGTTAAAGAGCGCAAGGCCAAGATCCTCATATCGGTCACTTGGGTTAGAGCCAACATCCTAGGTTTTCCCCAATAGCGACCTTACCGAGCTTGCGGGCCGCCTTCCGCTGCTCGGTCGTTACAATTTCTTTATTGGCCATATGGGCGCGCGTCGCTCTCTACCATCCTAAATTATGTATCCCCGTGGGGATACATAGAGATAAGTTGAAAAAATGAAGTCAAAACGAAATGACTTAAATAAACACAGTCAAATGAGTGAAATCTGGTCATATTTGGCCACCCAAAGTGCTATCGACACGCCCCCTCAGATCACCGAGACTGAGGGTTTGCGCGCAGAGCCCATATACGACTCTCGGGGTCGTCCTCGTGCGCGGTCCTTTCTGTCGTACCTCCATCATGTGGAGGTCTTCAGTACCAAATGGCAGTTCATCATTATAGGAAAGGTTAAGAACTACAGGGACAGGCACCCCGAACTGAAGCCCTGGCGTAGCGGCTACCTCTGCTTCTACTCTCTCAATTTTGCGTTTGAGGCTAAGAACATCGAACTGATCGTCGCTTTACAACAACTCCTGCAAGTGCCTCCCTCCACTAGACTGATACCTCAAATAGCCAAGTATACAGGGACCAAAAAAGAGGCATCAGATGACATGGACCGTTACTTCAAGCAATACAACCATCACGTCACAATCAAGGATGTTCACTTCGTTATCCTCCATCAACACGATCTACCATACGTGCGCCAGTTCTTCAGGAAGATCAACATGAACTGGGGGGACTATCACTATGAACGGTGGGAGCGCATACGACCTCAAGACCTAGTGAGCGATGATGAATGAGCGATGACTACATGGATATGAAAACACACCTCGAACATACATGTCTAAGAGAGAAAAACCGTATATAAAATGGATAACGTGACTGCACGAATCAACCAGGTAGGCTTACTACTACCTAATCCGGCCCTCATGAGCTCATCGGACGCCGCCATCTCGCGCGCTATGACTATATTGAGACCAGTAATTGTGGACGAGCGCGTGGTCCAGTTTGTCAACTCGATACGTCAACAGGATATGAGAGCGGCGCTTCTCAAGATCTTCTGGGCGACCAATGACATTGGGGCCGATCACCCCGGCGTGCGGGGCGTCGCAGACAACGCGCTCACTAACCGCACATACCTCACAACCATCTCATTCCTCCTCTCAGTTCCGGGTATCTCTCACCCAGAGATGATGAAGATGTTTGATGAGGTAGAGCGCGTATTCAATGCGGAGGAGGAAGAGCGCATCAGAGCCGAAGCAGCCGACATCATGCATCGGTTCTACCCCGCCCGTGGCGAGAGGATGCTAGATGAACTGCGCGCTTTGAATATCGGACATCAAAGAATACCCCAAGATAATGAAGAAGTAATAACAATGAATAGACGGCAACAACCAGCAGTTATACCAGAACAACAACAGTTTCAGAACAATCACGGGCAGAACAATCAGAGGCGGAATCTACGTGTAATACTCGCCGATAGGCTATGGCTACACAACAAGAAGGTGATATACGACGACTCGCAAAACGTCCACAACACAACCATCAACGAGAGCGTCATCTCATCAGCCAGAGCACTGATAGAGGAGATGGTGGCTACCGTCACATTTGACGGTCGCTACAAGTTCAATGTATTCAGGGATGACACGGTCAAGTCCATCACGCACCAACTGGCTGACGTACTCAAAAGGTTCCCCGAAGACATCACCATCCTGGGAGACGCAGATAAGCAGGAACTTCAGCCCAGAATGACGTACAAGATCGCAGAGGATGCAAAGAGCAAAGAGTACGTGTCGCGCTTCAAACCAGAAGAGGTGGACCTGTACATGGAGGTGATCGGCCTGGAGGACTACATCTTCCCAAAGAACGTGGTCAGGGAGGGTGAACTAGGCAGACGTCTCGAGGAGCTCTTCATCGTCACAAACCAATATCTTACGAACGTGTTTAATGATGAGGAACTACTTTTCTACCTTGATTTGACCGGCATCCCTGGCGCTGAGATTATCTGGTTTGAGAGGGAGGAAATCCTGAAGGACATGTACGCGGTGATCGGCAACGAGCGCCAGCGCGACGATATCAACGACTTCCTAGAGGAGGTCTTCGATGACATCTTCCCAGACAGCATGCGTAATACAATCCATCGAGCCCTATATGAGTTGGGGCAGTACACACCTCTCAGCGACAGGATTGAGATGGCCGCGTTCATCAGGCGTATCAGAACGGATTCCGTGAGGGACGTGAAGCTCCTGGATTTACTCAACGCGGTATGGAAGTTCATCTACACAAAGAAGGGCGAGACATTCATCGAGATGAAGAAGAGACTGAAGGAGGAGATCGAAGAGGCCATGAGCGTCTGCACGTCAGGCGTGTGCGCGCACCTCGTCTCCGTGATCCAGGGTTACTTTGACGAGACGAAGAACCCGTCCCTCAAGATAAAAATGTCGTTGATAGACGAACTGAAGGCCCATCTGACGCAGAACATCAACAAAGTGGCCATGGAAAAGGAGATGGACCCATTGATGGACGACTTCAAGAAACTGATTGATGAGTACATAGAGGGGAACGCAAAGGAGATCTTGGCCGGGTTCACCGATGCAGATATCAGGATGAACGACCTATCAAAGCAGATGATCAAGGATGTCGCGTACAAGATCTACATGATCAAAGACACAACCAACGATGGCCAGGTGCCGACGACTGACGACACTGACGATGAGACTGACGATGACATTGACGAGGACGAGGACGAGGACGAGGACGAAGACGAAGACTTTGAAGACACCGACGATGATGACGATGATGACGATGATGACGATGATGATGATGATGATGACGATGATAAGGATACGTAGGAACATGTCCAGATACGTACGTAGCGACCGGAGGTCGCAGGGCGGCTTGCGGGGCGGACGGGCGAAGCCCGCCGGCGACCGAAGGTCGCTAGCCCCGCCTTCGGTCGCCGCTAGGATCTTTTCTTAACCCTTCGGGGTTATGAAACATCAAAAAAATTTACAAAACACCTACTGCAAGGTTGTAGGCATTGGCCGCGTTGGCCGACTGGCACGCATTCGAGTGGTGTGAGAAGCTACCAGCTGGAGCCATAGCTACCATGTTGTTGGCGTTTGCGCCGCATGGGCTGCCGTAGTTCTTAACGTATCCACCGTTATTGTTTGGACTCACGTTGCTGGCGGCGGCGTTCAGGTCCTGGGTGGAGAATAAAGGGACTGAGGAGTTGACGGCTGGGTTGGGGTCGGCGCCCGAGGCCCAGTTGGCGCTCTTCATGGTGTCTGCAAAGTAGTCGTATGACATGCCAGTGCGCCAGCCCAAGTTCTGTTCAGGGTAGATGTCGGGCTGTGACCCAAACTGGCCTTGATCTACTAAATTACTCCCATAGCTGCTCCCATAGTTGCTCACGTCTCCTGTGGGCCTGTATACGTAGTAGGTCGGTTTAGGTGATTTCCAACCGAGGCTATCGCAGCTGAATCCTTCGGTTACTGAGTAGATTGCCAGGGCTGCGATGGTCACCAGTATCAATGCGATGATGTTACTGCCATTCATTTTTTAGTCACATGGATAAAATATTTGAGTTTGTGGATATGACAAATACAGAAGAAGATAAGCATCGTCACTATGTCCAACATAACCAACATGACAACAATGTCAAGTGACCAGCACACATCTGTGCATACCAACAAGGAGGGTTGTATAACCGCTAGCGGCGGAGCCGCCCGGCGAGCGGCGGAGCCGCAGGCCGAGCGAAGCTCGGTACCTTTGGTCGCTGCCCTCAACCCAGACCCCCGCTACCAGGGTTTGCCAATCACTGAGAAGAGCGAAGGATTCAAACTCATCAAGCAGCTCTACGACCAAACACACTTCGTAGAACACCAGATCTCAACCTACAACGATTTCATCACGCGAGGCGTGCAGGCCATTGTCAATAAGGAGCCGCCCATAGAGATCAACAATATACGAGTAGAATTCAATCATGTCTACGTGGATAAGCCCAAATTCATCAGAAAGACCAGGGACAGGACCGTTAAGACCAACGTCGTAGGCAACTGCATTCAGACAAGCGAAGACGCAGAGCAAATCAAAGAGGGACAGAAGGTAATCGTGAACTACACCGACACACCCCTGTACCCAAACGAGGCAAGGAAGAGGAACATCAACTATGACGGAACCATCTACGCCTCAATCACAGTGACCAACCTCGAGAACAACAAGAAGACCGAGCATCACCAGGTTTCGATCGGCAAGCTTCCCATCATGCTCAGGTCCAACGCGTGCAGGTTGTCCGAGAATAACAAGGTCGCCAAAGAGGAGTGCGCCAACGATTTCGGGGGCTACTTCATCATCAAGGGTAAGGAGCGTGTCCTCGTGGGTCAATTGAGGCGAGCTTACAACAAGGTGTACGTTGAGAGGACTCCTGAGGACAAGTACGAATACATGGCCGAGATCAGAAGTATGAACGAGCAAGGCAGCTCCATCCTGATTCAACTCAAGATCAATACAATCACCAAGGAGCTCTTCTTCTCACTCCCTTACATCAAGGCCAAGTCGTTGCTTCCAGCAGGCCTCGTCTTCAAGGCTCTGGGTATCAGCGAAGACGACATGAAGAGGATGGTTCGCATTGGGGATCCTGACATCCTGGACACGTTGGCCCAACAACATAGGATGGAGGTGACGATGGAGGAGGCCATCGAGTCCATCGCCAACGACATAACAGATGAGATGAAGGACTCGATGTATGTGAGGGGCATCCTAAACAAGGAACTCTTCTATCATGTCGGCGCTCTCACTCCTGAGAAGTCGGCGTATCACCTCGGTTACATCATCAAGAAGCTGGTCGACACTGTATACAACGGGAGGAGCCTCGACGATAAGGACAACCTGGCCAACAAGCGCATCGATGGCACATCCTCTCTTATGTCGTTCCTATTCCAGATCTTATTCAAGCAATTTGTCAAGACCGTGTCTAACCAGATGGAGAGCAAGAAGAACCCTGACCCAGTAGCCATCATCAAGGACATCAAGACCATCACTCACATCATGAACCAGGCCTTCATGACCGGTAACTGGAACACCCAGAAGAGTCCTCTCTACACACGCGTCGGCGTCTCGCAGGTCTTGTCTATGCAGAACTACGGAGCCAAGACCTCCCACCTCAGACGCATCATGCTCCCAGTTGGCAAGAAGGGTAAGATCCCGAGCGCGCGCCAGCTCCATGCGTCCCACTTCTCGTTCATCTGCCCTTACGAGACGCCCGAGGGCGATACGGTGGGGCTCGTCTCCAACTTGGCCCTGTCTGCTCAGATCTCGGTGCACGTGTGCCCCAAACTCACAATCAAAGTGATCAAGGGAATGGAGACGTTCAGAGACGATATGGATGGATGTATTTTGGTGCTTGTGAATAGTTGCATTGTTGGTTCATGTGACAGGTCCTTGTTGTTTGTGAGGGAGTTCAACAAGTACAGGCTCTCAGACATGATTGACAACAACGTGTCCATTGTGAGACTGGTTGACGAAGATGAGGTGCACATCTGGACTGACGAAGGTCGTGTCCTGAGGCCTCTGTTCGCGTTGGGACCTCGCAATAAGGTCCTATACAAAGAGGCCAACGGAGCCAACAAGACATGGAATGATCACATCAAGGAGGGTTCCATTGTCTTCAGGGAGGTGTGGGAGTTGGAGCAGGCAGTGGTGGCAATGAGTGAGGATGACCTGAAGAAGAACAGATGTGACTACCTTGAGATCTGCCCCGCTTCAACCATGATGGCGGTGATGGCATCTGTGATCCCACTCTCAAACCACTCTCAGTCTCCCAGGAATGCGTACCAAGCCTCCATGGGCAAGCAGGCTATCGGTATGCCCAGCACTGCCTATCAGGAGCGCTACGACACAACGCTCCACGTTCTCGATACACCTCAGAAACCCCTAACAAAAAATGAGATGGTAAACGTTCTTCACTTTGATGAGATGTCACACGGAGCTATGCCCATCGTTGCGATCATGACCTATAGGGGATACAACCAAGAGGACAGTGTCATCCTTAACAAGGGTTCATTGGAACGTGGCCTTTTTAGAACCACAACATACAAAACCATCTCAGAGGAAGAGAAGAAACGAGGTAGCTCAGATTCTGAGAACATCTGCCTTCCCAAGTTCCAGTACAGGAACAGGAACTACGATTACAGCCACCTAAATGAGTACGGCCTCGTCTGGGAAAGGAACACATACATCAAGAAAGGAACAGTCATCATCGGCCGCACAACCAAAAAGATGATCAAGAAGGAAGACGGAACGCGAGTAGCCGAAATATCTGACAGTAGCGTTGTCATCAAACATGGAGAGGAAGGCTACTTGGACAAAGTCCTCAACACCCTCAACAGCGAGGGTGTGAGGGTAATCAAGATCAGGATCCGCATCCCTCGCATCCCGGAGATTGGCGACAAGTTCGCGTCGTCAACGGCTCAGAAGGGTACGTGTGGCATGATCTTTCCTGAGGCGGACATGCCATTTGACAAGGACGGGGTGAAGCCAGACCTCATCATCAACCCTCACGCCATCCCGTCCAGGATGACCATCAACATGCTCATTGAGATGTGCTTCAATCTGGTTGGATGCAAACTGGGCGTTGAGATGGACGCGACCCCATTCAAACACAGGAACATTGAGGAAGAACTGATGAACTGGGCCAAGCGCGCCGGGATTGAGACGTATGCGACTAAGATGATGGACGGGACAACAGGTGAGGTGATCCCAAGCAAGATCTTCATGGCTCCTTGCTTCTACCAGCGTCTGAAACATATGGTCGCTGACAAGATCCACGCCCGTGTGGCTGGCCCTCTGGATACGCTGACACACCAGCCTGTGGCAGGTAGGTCAAGAGATGGAGGTCTCAGGTTCGGTGAGATGGAGAAGGACTGTATGCTCAGCCATGGCTCTACCCGTGTCCTGAAGGAGTGCCTGTTTGACAAGAGTGACAAGTACGCCATCCCGACGTGCAGGGGGTGCGGAGGCGTGCCTGACAAGCGAGATTTCTGTGATGTGTGTCAAGAAGGAAATACCGAGATGAAGAACATGCCGTATGCGACCAAGCTCCTCTATCAGGAGTTGCTGGGAATGGGACTGAAGCTAAACATTAACTAAACATTAACTAAACATTAACTAGGTCTATTGTTAGTAGGTTTGATGATTGATTGACGCAAATTCATATAAATTCATAACCCCCAGGGGTTATAAATTACCTGTATACTTATGATTGTGTTGGTAACTTAAAACATGGCAAGCTATCTCGATATCTACTCAATGTATCGTAACCGCAACATATGGCCTAACCCGGCTGAATTTGAGGTCCTCGTTTCCATATCTGGTCGCAAATCAGCCATGAATGCTGACGACCCTGTGGTCCTGGCGAGCCCTCCTATTGCGTGGACCTCATTCCTCTTCAATGCGACGGCCCTAGGAACTAACAACGTCCAAGGCATCATAACTAATGTGGGCGTCGGCAACGCAACCTCAAACCAGATCATCACCTTCACAACAGCAGCCGGCGCACTCCAACAATCACCTAACTACTACAGAGGCGCGACATGGCGCAGCATCACAGACCCCACCCAATACGCGAAGGTCACGTCATACGAATACCTCGGTAGTGACCGAGGACAAGTGACGCTGGACAACGCAGTCACGGTAGCGGTAGGCAACACATTCAGCATCCTAGACCCCACTGATCTGACCGACACCTCAAATCCTCTCTTATTCGTACCCATGGGTACCGATGAGCCCAGTGCCTACATAGGCTGCCTCCTCTACAACGAGACGTTGAACCAATTCAGAACAATCAACTCATACAACAATATAACAGGGCTCCTGACAGTAAATGCCACAATACCTGTTGTTGGTTGGCTATCCACTCATAACTACTCTATAAGAAAGCAACCTCCAGTCCTTGTTTCGTTAGCCGGAGCGGGATCTACCTCAACTCTAGTCGTTTTTGGAGCCGGTGCCGACGCGGTAGACAACCTCTACAACGGTTGGTTCATTAGGACACCCAGGACCGTATACGCCAATAACCCTACACCACCTCAAGAACAAAGACGAATCATCGCATATGATGGGGGTACCCTTACTGCTACTGTCTCACCACCCTTCACATCCAACACACTCGGCTCCACAGTCGAGCTGTTGCAGTTCAGTTATGATAACATGTATCCGTTCCCATTCAGAGCCACTCTGCAACAGGAGATACCGACGTACTCGATTCGTCTCAATAGGTTGGTTTTACCAAACAGGATCCTGAAGGTGCATGGAGGCGGCAAGACGGCGTACCACAACTACGTCTACGTTGAGTTGGCCAGCATTGACAACCCCAACAACAGCATCATCTTCTCAAACAACCCCAACGCTGTGCGTGCTCTGTTCACGGCCAGCATCACCAACATCGACGATATTGACCAATCCGACTACATAGTCATGGACGGAGACGACATGACCCAGACCGTCAGGTTCAGGTTGGACACCAATTTCAAGTTCAGGGTCGGCATGCCCAATGGTGACACGTTTGAGACGGTGCTCGATGATAACCTCTCACCTCTTGAGCCAAATCCCAAGGTTCAGATAAGGGCGCTCTTCCAACTCATGCCTATCGTGTATGAGTTGTAAAACAGTGCGCGGTCTCTGTTGTTACTAAACGATTGCTGGTCGTCGTCAGAAATTGTTCTACAGATGATTGTTGTTTCATGGCTAGCCACGAAACAGATTGCTGGATCGCCAGAAATTGTTCTCAGGGTACAGTACCCTAACAACCAGTAACAACCAGTAACAACCAGTAACAACCAACTATCAACATCTTTTCTATTATCCTTAGGGGTAACAGAGCAGGCATTGAACTATTTGAAATTTGGCATTTATGGTATACTGAGAAGAGACAAAAATGGATCGTAAACAACTCCAACGTAAAGCGGATAAGGCCTACCAAGCCGGTAGCCCCATCATGAGTGACGAGGTGTATGACGCCACATTTGGCGACGTATCAACTCATCATGAACTGGAAGTGACACCGGGTCAGAACGCCAAACTGCCCATCTGGATGGGATCGCTCGACAAGAAGCGTTACGAGAAGACCTTGGACGCGTGGCTAGACAAGACTTGTACAGACAAGTTCGTCATCAGCGCCAAGCTTGACGGTATCAGCGCGCTCTACGACCCCGACAACAACAAACTCTATACACGAGGCAACGGGGAGACAGGGTGCGATATCAGCAGATTTATCAAACATCTCGACCTTAAGAAGGCTCAGACGGTAGCCAAGAATACACTCAATCTCATAGACGCAGTCCCAGAAGACATACCCCTAACTGCGTTCGTTAGAGGAGAACTGATCATGGCAAATGAGATCTTTGAGCGCAAGTACAAAGCAGGATTCAAGAACCCACGCAATCTCGTTTCTGGTCAATTTGGTAAGAAGACGATCAACAAGGACATCATCGCGGACATCTACTTCATCCCATATGAAGTCATCATCTCAGGGATGTCGTCTCAATGCCCTATGTCTGACCAGCTTCAGAGATCATCCCTGTTACCCTGGATTGAGATGAAACGCCCCGACGTAAGCGTCGAGTCGCTCACGAAGCTCCTGGACGATTGGACGGCGGACTGTGACTTTGCGATGGATGGTCTGGTCGTGTCTGAGGATAGGATGTACACACGAAACACGAGCGGCAACCCCAAGTACTCAATCGCCTTCAAGAAAGAGACAGGGACGGAGACGGCCATATCAACGGTGACCTCTGTCATTTGGGACGTCAGTCGTTGGGGCCTGCTCAAGCCTGTCGTGCACATAGAACCTGTCCAACTCTCAGGCGTCACGATTCAGAAATGTAGCGGCCACAATGCCAAGTACATCTCAGACAACAAGATAGGTCCAGGAGCTCAGATCATGTGCGTGAGGTCAGGAGACGTGATCCCGTATATTGTCTCAGTTGTGGAGCCCAGCGACAGCGTGACATTGCCCAGCACAACATGGGAAGGGGTGGATCTGAAGGCTGAAGGAGATGTAGACACCGTTGTAGAGATCAAGACCCTGACCAACATCTTCTCAAAGCTGGAGGTCAAACACGTGAACACGAAGACAGTTGAGAAAATGTATAGGGAGTGCGGGCTGAACACGTTCCCGAAGATGCTAAACTGCTCAAAGGACGAACTACAACCTACCTTCAAAGACAAATCGGCTGACCGCATTATGGCCAGTATGGATGATCTGAAAAGTAGATCAGTCAAGGTATCTGTGATTGTTGGGGCTGCTGGAGTGCTTGGGTTTGGGCTCGGAGCTAAACGAGTCGAGAGCTTGTTCTGTCTGCCTACACTCAGGTCTGGGAATTGGGACACTGTACCAACTGTGGAAGATGTGTGCAAGATGGACGGGTTTGGAAAGAAGATGGCTGAGAAAGTGGTCCAGTGTTTCCCAGAGATGACGACGTTCCTGAAAACGTGTGTAGACAACGGGTTACAATTGGAGGGTGTTGAGAATATAGTCACGCCCGCAAGCTCGGCAGGACCATCAAGTAATCTTACACAGGAGGCTAGAAGTAAAGCACCAAAAGTCAAGATCTGTTTATCAGGCTTCAGGGATAAGAAGTTGGAAAAGAAGTACCAGGTCTTATCGTCAGTTACCAAAGAGTGTGAGATATTGGTGTGTAAATCATTTGAGAAGGAGACGGGTAAGATGACCAAGGCTAAGTCTTTGAATGTTAAGATGGTTTTATTAGAGGACTTTGAGTAGTGTAGTGTTAATTAACGATGAAGTCTATAACCTCTAGAGGTTATGGATACGAACAATTGCGAAATTGAGGAACATATACAGGATCAATCTCATAAGTGACGCATCTGTTTTCGCACTGGTAGGATACAAAATGGGGAACAACAGATACAGTGGTCAAGATGTAAGACTGTAAGTAAACCATGAATACGTACCCAGAAGGATACATCTATGCAATCGAAAACACCCTTGATACACATGTGTACATAGGGTCTACTGTCAAACCTGTTGAAGACCGATTCAAGCAACATGTTAGGTCTGCCAAAAAGACTCCTCAATGCACCTTCCACAAATACATGGCTCGCATGGCTGTGACAACTTCTTCGTCACATGTCTACACACCGAACGCGATGTAACTATCGAAAAGCTACAGAAGTTGGAAATATCCTACATTCAAGACTATGGAAGCCTCAATACAGTTCATTCCAAGTCGGAGGTCGTCATTCCTGACAAGGTTGGAAGTAAGAGCAAGGTTAGAAGGGTTGTATTTGAGCATGAGATGCCGGACATAACTTTAGATCTCATCCTCGAAGTGACCAATGACTGTGATGAGCTACTTTCTTTTATTGAACTGAGGGATAGGATCTTTGAAGAAACAGAGAACATGGGTAAGGTCATGGCCGAGATGTGTACATCTAAAAAGATATGCATTACCAAGGCCACTATGGAATGGTTAGGATACGAATGTAAGCAAGAACGTGACAACAAAGCTACATTTCTACAACTCCTCAAAGCCCAAAACATCGACTTCAAACAGATCAAGCATAACGATCCCACATTCAAGGACTACCCGGAGCTTGTCGAGGAAGCTGCTCATCTCTCAACGAATGTGCTCAGGAACCAGTGGATCATCATGGGGTCCAAACGAATGGTCCACAAACTCAAGACTAAGCGATCCACACAGATCTACGAGTACTACGTAGCCCTAGAGCAGCTGACGTACTTGTATCCTGAATACGTTGACCACTTCCAATTGAAGCAACAAGGCACAATCGACGATTTGGTCAAAGGTATGGGAGAGATGATTACTTAAACACTACTTTAAACTTTAAACACTACTTTAAACTTTAAACACTACTTCATAACCCCCTAGGGGTTACGAATCAATCATCCATAAATTGTTGTTTAGGCAGTACATTCCAACTCATCTACTTCTTAACGGTCTTGTTCTCATCAACCTGCATCTTCTCTACCTCCTTCTTCAGTTTGCCTACATCGGCGGTGATCTTCTGACGGGTGGGTCGCGAGCGTCTGTACCGTCCGTCAATACTCTCGTGCTCCTCATCAGAGTCATCAGATGCGTTGAACGAGTTTGCCCTGTGTAGTCTATCACGCTGGCGACGCTTCACGGCGAGCAGCTCCTTCACCTTATCAGATATCTGGGATCCTTCAAGGTCTTCGTCCTCACTATCGCTTCGGGCGAACTTGTCCTGTAGCCCCTCCTCACTCTCGCTTGAAGAGCAGTATAGGAATCGGGTAACCTCATCTTCTTGGCTCTTCTCAAATCTCCACTCCTTGCGGTTCTCGATGTACTTGCCTTTGAAGATGTCTTCGAGGTCTTGATGATCTGGGTCTGCTTTGATGTAACAGTACTGTGTCTTTCCACTCATTTTGTTCCACAACCAAGCAGCATAAGTCTCTATGTGAGGGTGATGAGATGATCATCCTGAGCTTGCGGTCGGCAACCGCTCGTAATTTCGTATCCTACCTGTGCGAAAACAGATGCGTCACTAGTGACGCATCTGTTTTCGTAGTTTTCGTCCAAACAGACGCATCACTTATGATGCGTCTCGCAAATAATACAACGTTATCACTCGTCCTGAGACCGCATATACATGAAGATCTTCATGGTGCCGATGGGACTCTTGCAGAAGAAGTAGAGGGGCTTGTCGCACTCGAGCCTGATCTCGATGGGTTCCGACACGAACGAGCTCATTTTGCTAATCCTGGTAAACTGCTCTGAGTAGTACTGCTGGTGAACAAGATCCATATCGTTCTTGTCCTCCTTACCAGACTTGAGCGTCTTTTGAGATCGACCCGTCTCGAAGAGGAACTGGATCTGACCCATGTTCTTGGTTACGTCAATGGTGGTAGTGTTAGAGATGGACTTGCACCAGTCTGTGTAGATGTTATGGGCGATGAGTACAGGCTTGGTCTCGAAGGTGTCGTGCTCGATGGGGGTGATGTTCTGCGTGTCCTCGATGCTCACAGAGAGCGTCTGCACTGAGTCGTTGGCCTCTATCCTCTTCTCGAAGTCGAAGACGTGTTGCTTTGTGATGGACATGGTGATGATGTCCTTGTTCTTGACCGACTTGAAGAACTCCTTGTTGATGTGCTGACCCAGACCAACATGAATTGGTTCGTCTTCATCAAAGACGTACTCCTCAAAATTCTCAGCGGGCAGGAACACCGAGATGAGGAGGTTTTGAGTGGTGAGCTGCTCTAAGAACATACCTGTCTTGTCGATTGTGAAGTCGGCGGTGGTCATGTTCTGGAAGATCACCTCAAATAGGGACTTGAAGCGTCCGGTATACTTTGTCACGGCTTTGAACATTTTAGGGCAACCCCCTTGTCGATAAGTTGATTTAACAACTTAACTGAGATGTTTCAGAGTAAAAGTATGTTGACACTTACACTTACACTTAAGAACTTCAGGAAGTTCACCGAGGCTGAGTTCAAATTTGACCAGCCCCTATCCCTCATATCTGGTAAATCCGGTCAAGGTAAGACCACTATCTTCATGGCGATCATGTTCGCCATCAACGGCGAGGGCAAGAAGTTGCCCACATACGACAAGACCTCGTGCAGCGTCACCCTCGTCATCAGTGACTCATCTGGTGAACACATCACTATCATCAGGAACAAGCGACCCAATCGTCTCCGCGTAACTGTCAAAGAGAGCGGTAAGACTTTTGAAGACAAGGAGGGTCAGGCGATCATCGACGACATGTTCCCCCAATACCACATGGGTTACATGTCCCAGCGCACGGACAGCAGCAAGTCGTTCATCCTCATGACCCCCCTGGATAAGATACGCTACATTGAGCAGATGGCCTTTGGGGGCGAGAACGTGGACCAACTCATCAGCAACTGTAAGGACCTTGTGAAGAGTAGGAAGAACGAGATGATGCTCACCGCCCGCCAGCGCGAGACCACCGAGAAGATGCTTAAAGACCTCAAGATAGACAAGACCGACTGTGAGGAACATGACCTGTTGGACGAAGACGAATACGAAGATCAGATCTCGAAGCAGGAGCACGACATAGACTCGTTCAAAACCAAACTCAGTGAGACGGAACACCTCATCAAGATGAAGGCCGACGTGACCCGTCAGTTGGCCAAGATGCCCGAGATTGAAGAGAATATTGATGACCTCGAGGACGAGCTGCAACGGATCAGCACGCACAGACAGGGGTGGGAGCGCTACCAGCGGGAGAAGGCCAGACTCAAGAAGCTCAATCAACCGAGCGGCATGTCCAAAGACGAGATGAAGGGTATGATCCAGGACATGAAGACTATGATAGACCTGGAAACGGAGGTGAGTGGGCTCAAGAGCTGTAGGGCCAAAATCGAAAAACTGAGCAAGCAGATCGCAGACTCGATGGTGCACATGATCTGCCCATCATGTGATACGGAGGTGGCCATGTGGTGCAACAAGCTCATCATCCCTGAGAGATCTACAGTAGGCGAGCAGCAGCGCAAGGAATCGCTTACTACTGAGGAGGCCAAGAGGTTGGAAGAGCGACGTATGAAGGCTAAGCTGCGCGTGGAGGAGTTGGAGAAGAAGCTTGTAGAGCTTGAGAAACTGAGGGCCGAGTATCCAGAGTTAGACAATGCACAAGATCAGCTCGAGAGCCTATTCAGGATGAAGAGCGCTGACGAGATGTATACCAAGCAGAAGACCCTATGCTTGTCTCTGAAGGTTGATCATCCCGACTACGACGACACGACAGAGGCAGCCCTCCGAAAGAAGAAGAAGACCATCTACGAGAGGCAGGAGAAGGAGGACACGTTGGCTGGAATAGTCATCAAGCATGATCCCGATGAGTTGTCTGGGCGCATAGGCGTCGCTTCTGATCTGATCAAGAGGTTGACCCTGAGGAAGAAGTCTGCTCAGTCTATGAGGTATTGGAACAAGGTGACGGAGTTACTCGAGACGGAGGCATCCCTGAACAAGAGCTATCCCAGAGCTATCAAGCTTCAGGAGATCATCAAGACTGCGGAGAAGATGGCGGTGACGGATGTGATTGAGGAGATCAACCTACACGCTCAGATGTACCTGGACAGCTTCCTCGATGATATGAATGTGAAGTTGGTCTTTGACGGGGTCAAACTGAATGTAGAGGTGTCGCAGAATGGGCATGACAGCGATTTTCAGAACTTGTCCGGAGGTGAGCTGGCGCGCGTGATCCTGGCGTTCACGATTGCGCTGGCCGAGATCAACAATGTCAAGTTGTTGTTACTTGATGAGTGCGTGGCATCGCTTGATCAGGAGTCGACGGGTCAGGTCATCGATACGATCAAAGCCAACTTCAGAGGAAATGTAATATGTATTGCTCATCAAACGACTACAGGAGTGTTTGATCACGTTCTGGAGCTATAGCGACCGGAGGTACCGAGCGACCGAGCGGCTCCGCCGCCGGCCGAGCGGAGCTCGGTAAGGTCGCAGGGCGGGGCTCCGCCCCGCAG